CAACACTATGCGACGGTAGGAAGTTAATCGTAAAACCGGATATAATTGCAGATTTTAGAGAAATGCCATTTGAAAACGAAACATTTTATTTAGTTGTGTTTGATCCACCACATTTAGTGAGTGCTGGCGATACATCATTTTTAGCCTTAAAATACGGGCGGTTGGGGCCGGACTGGAAAGAGGATATAAAACAAGGCATTGCAGAATGTTGGCGGGTACTCAAACAAAATGGAACGCTAGTTTTTAAGTGGAACGAAGAACAAATAACCTTGCCAAAAGTACGCCAGCTATTGCCAGCCAAACCAATTTTAGGCCAACGGCGCGGTAAAACAGTATGGTTAGTGTTTTTTAAAGATTAGGAGTAAATATGTTACAGATAACAGTATTTATAAATGGTGCGACTAGAAGATATTTTACAAATTCATTTAAAGAAGGCGAAGGAATGAAAAGTGAATTGCATAATTTTTTAGTTGCTATAACAAATGTTGATTTGGGGAATAGAAAAAATATTGGCTTTGTAGATGTGGTAACCGGTACAAATGTTTTTGTATCACCTACAACGTGTTTAATCGAAGTCGAGGAAGTGGCGGAAGAATGAAATTAGTGCAAAGAAAGCGTAAACAACAATACATAAAAGCCTATTGTCTAATGTATCCATGGTATATATACGAAGCGGATTGTGAGTTTGCTGAAGCGGTAATCGGTGCAGGTATAGGAGCTAGAAATAAGCCTGATAAATTTAAACACGGGCGGCATTGTTTGAAGTGGCTGCTTGAATACGATGCACAATCAATGAGCGGCGAAACATCGGTTTGGTGTATTTTAAACGGTTAGTTATAAAGGAGAAATAAACATGAATAAGATTGTATCAGCTTTATTGGTAGTAGTTGTGATTGGTGCGGTAGTTTGGAGTTTTGCGTTTGGTGTTCCGATGTATATGGTTTGGCAGCAACAAAAGGCTGGCGAGGCTGAACTTGCTAGAGCAGAACAAAACCGACAAGTTGCAGTATTAGAGGCTAAGGCGAAATTAGATAGTGCGGAAAGTTTAGCGCAAGCGGAAGTAAAACGTGCAGAGGGTACTGCAAAAGCTAATCAAATTATCGGTCAATCATTGAAAGGTAATGAGGCATACATTCATTGGTTATGGGTGGATACGTTAAAAGACAGTAAAGACCAAATCATCTACATTCCAACAGAGGCTGGTGTGCCTATTACGGAAAGTTTCAGATTGAAAGAAAGTAAATAGCCTATGCATATTTGGGGGTTATTTGATGATGGCAACGGCTGCTATCGCAAAGCGGTAGATGAATATAACGTGAATATGGGGGGGCAGCACACGATCACATCAATAGGAATTGGTGATGCATGTATCAATCAAGACCTTGCAGTTAATACGCTACATAAACCTAACGCACTATGGGAACAGTTGGACTTGCTGGATAGCCCAGATGTTATTCTAGCTAGTCCACCATGTGAAAGTTGGAGCGTAGCAAGTTCCATGAAAGGTGGTAACGCTTGCTGGAAACAAGAAAAGGATATGACTATCAATTTGTTTGGTGAGTACAAACAAGGAAGTAAATTCACAATTAGAAATCACATCGATTATGAAAACTACCAATTCAAATATGATAAGTCATTCCTAACACGTATCAATGGTGAAATGTGCATATACAACACATTAAAAATCATTGAGCGTTATCAACCTAAAGTGTTCGTGATTGAAAACCCAGCATATGGGCGGATATGGGAATACATAGCAAATGTAATAGGGTTTAATGTACCTTATGAAAACCTAACTTACTACAACAACTATGATTATCCAGTTAAGAAACCGACAAAGTTTGGTAGCAATATCGATTTGAAGTTGTTAAAAGATAATGTTAGAAACAACATTAAATTTGAAAGCATGAATATCAAAGGTGTTAATCGATATAACACAAGGTCGCATATTCCGTTGATGTTAGTGCAAGATATTTTAAAACGATGTGAGGTGTACATAAATAAATGTTAGAAAGGGAAAATATTAGAAAATTTTTATCCATAGTTGATGGAGCTTTAATAATACTCTTTTTTGTCATCATTTTCTCCTTTGTATTAGCACTTGTGCTGTGGCTGGTTGGAATTTTAGGTGTGAGTATATGGTCGGTGGCTAAAATATTATTAGTTATGGTGATTGTTTTGGTATTGGAGAGTTTACTTGTAAGGTTGATAAATATGTTAGAGGAGTAAGGAGCGATGATCATTGCCAATAAACAGTAAAGAAAAAGGTGCTAGAGGCGAACGTATGTGGCGTGATGTGTGTAGAGCCAATGGGTTCGATAAAGTACGGCGAACTGCACAATATTGCGGTAATACAGGTGATGCAGCTGATTGTATAGGGTTACCAAATATCCATCAAGAGGTTAAGTGTGTGGAAAGGTTAAATGTATATGGTGCATACAATCAAGCGAGCAGGGATGCAAAAGTAGCTGGCAAAGGCGAAATACCTATAGTTGCATGGAAAAGAAAGTATAAGCCATTTTTAGTAGTGATGAGTGCGGATGATTTTTTCCGCATATATAGAGAAAGTGAATGGAGCGAAGAACGTAATGGAACAAATGAAAGTGAAATTGGTTAATGAATACGCACAACTACCAACAAGAGGTAGTGAAGATGCAGCTGGGTTAGACCTATATTGTCCGTTTCACATCAAAGTGCCTGCAGATAGTCAAAAGAAAATACCACTAGGGGTGGCGGTGGAAATACCGAAAGGTCATATGGGTTTACTTGTGCCACGAAGTAGTATGAGTAAAACACCATTACGATGTGCAAATAGCGTAGGGGTTATAGATGCTGACTATAGAGGCGAATTAAGCATCGCATATGAAAATGTATCTTGTAGCGACTACACGATATTTAGATGTGATCGCATCGCACAATTAATCATCGTACCAGTATCAATGGTAGATGTAGTAGAAGTAGATGAATTAAGCGAAACAGAACGTGGTGCTGGTGGTTATGGCAGCACAGGAAAATAGAACCGAAAGACTAGGTTAATTGGAGGGTAATAAAATGACATGGAATGAATTAATCGCTCTAATTGATGAACATCAATTTGGAGAAAGTGATGTTAAATTGCTAACGGAAAACAATGATATTGTTGATGTAATGTGTGTAGCTATTGAAAAAGAATGTGATGATGTAATTTTGATTGGTGAAAGAGTTTAAAGGATATGGGCGGTGAAATATCCGCCCTATCATAAGAGGTGAGTATGAGTGCTTTTTACAGAAAGACGAGGAATTATATACTATCCGCTTATAGTCTTAAAAGTTTAAATGAGATAAGTAAAAAAGTATATGATGCTTACTGTGTGGGTGAACTCACAGATAAAGAGTATTTGAAACTTTTAAAACTCATGGACTATATTGTTGAAAAGGGAATTAAGTGTATAAAGATAGGGTTATAAGAGGTGAGTAAAATGAATGAAGAAAATAAAAATGAATTAAGTATTAGTGAACCTGAATGGCAAGCTAGATTTAGAGGAGAGTATAAGGGATTAAAAGAGCGTTACAACAAACTGCACAGAATGATTGTTAAATATGATGCTGGAACTTTAAATTTTAAACCAACGTGTCCTATAGATTTATTGCGTAGGCAAAAGGCTACTCTGGGAGAGTATTTAAACATACTTGAAATTAGAGCAGAAATTGAAAATATACGTGGTTTAGATGATGATAACCTTAAATTAAAAAGCGATTATGAAATAGCGAAGAATGGGAGATTTGCATGAGTAGCTATAGCGGTTACGTTGAACACTCCGACTTTTACATAAGACCTCAAAGTTACCAAGATGCATTTGATTTCTTGTGCCAACTTGCGGTAGAGAGTGATGAGAATACATTTTACATCGGTAAAGTTGTAGATAATGGATATGATTTTGACTTGGAAGATGAAGTGATGTTTGTTTGGAATGAGGAAAAAGGAGATTGGGTAGAGTATGATCACAGATAAACAAGGTAGAGAGTGGTTACTACAAAAGCTATATGATGCTGGGTGGCGATATTATGCTAAAAATGTTGGTGGTACTGCATTTTTAACAACGAAAAAACCAATTATGAATCAAGGTATATTAGAAATAACAAGTGGTGGTACTACAAGGTGTATTAATAATATAAGCGAAATAATGCCTGAGATTGATAGAAATGGTTTAGTAGATATTGCAGAAAAATTAGGTATTGTTGATTGGTCAAAAGTTGCGGTTGATACACCTGTATTAGTAAGTAACGATAATAAAGAATGGGTTAAAAGATATTTTGCGAGATACGAAGATGGAAATGTATATTGCTGGTTGAGTGGAAAAACATCATGGACTGCCATTTGTGAACTTTCGATTGGACATTGGGCTTACAAAAAACTAGCAGAGGTATAAATATATGATATGGTTTATGTTATTTTGTTTGATAGTTGCTATGGGTAATGTGGACAATGACTATGCAAATGCAATTATATTTATAGCTTGGTGCGTGTTGGTTTACTTGATGCTTATAAATGGTGGCTATAACGAGTGAGGTGAAGTGTTTGGGAGAATATGACGAAAAGAAACTAATAGAAATGGCGGTTGAGTACCTACAACCTGTTAAGTTAATTGATGTACAGATTGCATCAATTAAGGAAGAAATCAATCAATTAAGAGCGAACCTTACATCCATAGGTGCTATTGATTACTCAAAAGACCGAGTAACAGGCGGTGGAACTCCGCAAGGGTTAGAGGGTAGCGTAGCAAGATTTCTTGATACAGTCGCAGAACGTGATAAGCGTATTGATGAGTTATCAAAGCTAAAGTGTGATGCGATCACTAAGATAGATAGCCTGGATGAAAAGCTAGGGGCAATCATCTTGCGTTATGAGTTTGTACTCAACAATACAACAGAAGATGCTTATAAAATGATTGGGTGTTACTCAACAAAACAAGCGAAAAGATATAAGCAAAAAGCATTATTGGAATTTGGGCGAAAACTTGTCCAGTAATGTCCGCAAATGTCCGTGAATGTCCATATACCTATAGTTTGCTATTAGGTATAATATATATGTAGAAGTTGCCACTAAGCGACTACTACTCACTCTTTCCTTAGGATATCAAACACAACAACAAGCACGCCCAAATAAGAGCGTGCCTTTGTTGTATATGGGCGAAATGGAACGTATAGCGCTAACGGTCGCAGAGTAGCAGCGTAACCATAATTGATTGCTAAGGAAACAACACTATACTTTTTTCTAATTTCAATCTGAGAGTAAGTGTTAAGACAAAAACTTTATATGTAGAACTACTGCAAACTAATATAGGGTAAGTCGAATATCTTCAATTAGAGCTTATACATTATCACTTTCATAGATACGAACTTACCCTACATTGGTTACACATTGAATACTGGTAGCTAGCAGCCTTCATTCATAACTTGTTATTACTTAGCCTAACACGTGATATAATTCATCAAATGTTAGCTACTGGTATTGAGTGTGTAATGATCATTGAAAACTAGGTGTGTTTCTCTTTTCCAACTTTGTATTCTTTTATTCATAGTTGAACTCCAAATTGCGTAAATTGTCATATCATCAACGCACCTAGTTTTGAGTGATTAATACAGGGAAACAGAATAAATTTATCATAAAATGGGGTATATCCACGGCGATATACTCCATTTCTTGCATAAATCTATCATAAAGGGGAGATTATGACAGATGTAATGTGTTGTAAAAAGAAATGCCTTAATAATAAGAATGGCATATGTACTGCAAAAGTGATTGAATATGACGGCTTATGTCAAACATACATCACTTGTGGCGGTGCAAGTAAAGGTAATTACGGCTTATGTGTTAGATCACATGGCAAATTAAAAAGGAAAGGTGGCGAAGTGCTTAAATGATTAAAGCGATAAAACAATTTATTGAAGATAGAAAACTATTCAAACAAGCAGCTAAGGACTTAAACAATAAAGAACTACAGGCTAAAGCTAAATATGCTTATGAGCATCGTGGCGATAATATGATTACACTCATCGATGGTTTAGCTATTGTATGTGCAGTGCTAATCTTAATTGGTATTGTGTGGTGTTGGATGTGAATTATCAACCAACAATAAGAAAGCTATTAACCGCATTACGGATGAATGGTAGACGATATACACTTGATGTAAGGCAATCATGGAGCAAATACGATAAGCCTTGCAAGATATATATTGTCAGTCGAATGTACACAGAGGAAGAGTACAAACTAACATTTCCTCATAAGTACAAAAAAGGTAAGACCTTTAAACAAGGACAACTCTATAAGAAAGAAAGTGAGTACAGTAGCACCAAGCAACACGAGGTGTTACTTTTTTTAGTTAAAGCATATAAAGGTGGTGAGTAACATTGACGAATATAGAAGAATTAGCACAAAAACTAACTAAGAAAGAACGCATATTCGCCGATGAATACGTTAAGACCACCAACGGAACACAAAGTGCAATTACAGCTGGATATTCAGAAAAGACAGCAAGAAGTAAAGGAAGCCAATTATTAACAAAAATAAACGTGCGCCAATATATAGATGCAATTATGAACGAACGCAGTAAAAACACAATCGCAACTGCTGATGAAGTGTTGGAATATCTTACTAGCGTTGTACGTGGTGAAGAAAAAGATGCATTTGGTTTGGATGTATCTGTAGCAGATAGAACTAAGGCAGCAGAACTCTTAGGCAAAAGATATATGTTGTTTGCTGACAAAGTTAAATTGGATGCAGAAATAGAGATTGATATATCAGACCGCATGAAACAAGCAAGGGTGAAGTCAGATGAAATACAACAAAGCGCAACTGATTGATGCGTTGGGTTCGTTCACTCATGATCCATTAGGCTTTGTTTATTTTGCATTTCCTTGGGGCGAAAAAGGAACACCGCTTGAAAAATTTGATGGTCCTGATGAGTGGCAAATCAAGATTTTAAAAAAGATTGGTGAAGAATTAAAGAAAGGCAAAAGTCTTTCAAAGGCAATTAAAATTGCAATCGCATCAGGTCATGGCATCGGAAAATCAACATTAGTATCATTTCTTATTTTATTTGCTATGGCTACACATGAAAATACAAGGGGTGTAGTTACTGCAAATACAGAAAAGCAGTTATCGTCTAAAACATGGGCGGAGTTAAGCAAATGGTACAACTTATTCATAGGTAAAGAACTGTTTGTATACACTGCAACTGCATTGTTTAGTGCTGATAAGCAATATGAGAAAACATGGCGGATAGATGCTATTCCATGGAGCGAAAGCAACCCTGATGCATTTGCTGGTCTACATAACCAAGGAAATCGCATTCTTATTATATTTGATGAGGCATCTTCTATAGCTGATATCATATGGGAAGTTGCAGAGGGTGCTTTAACGGATAAGGAAACAGAAATTATATGGTGCGCCTTTGGAAACCCTACTAAAAATAGTGGACGTTTTAGAGAATGTTTTAGAAAGTATCGCAATTACTGGCACACAGAACAAATTGATAGTAGAACTGTTAAAGTATCAAACAAAGTTTTGTTAAATGAATGGGTAGAACTCTATGGAGAAGATAGCGACTTTGTAAAAATTCGTGTTAGGGGCATTTTCCCTAGTGCATCTGATACGCAGTTTATATCCGCAACAATAGTAGATGAAGCACAGAAAAGAGTATACAAGCCTACTGATTTTAGTAATCTACCGACAATTATCGGCGTTGACCCAGCGTGGACTGGTGGCGATACGTTAGAAATCGTAATGCGACAAGGCTATTCGATGAAGTGCTTGGCAACCATTGAAAAGAATGACGATGATATGCGAATGGCTAACCTCATTGCACAATTTGAGGATGAATACAAAGCAGATGCGGTGTTCATTGACCAAGGCTACGGAACAGGAATATACAGTATCGGTAAATCAATGGGTAGACGATGGCGGTTAGTTGCCTTTGGTGGTAAAGCACCTAATGATGTGTACCTTAATATGCGTGCATATATGTGGGGCGAAATGAAAGATTGGCTAAAAGAGGGTGGTTCTATTCCACCTAATGACCAAGGGTTATATGATGATTTAACAGGTCCAGAGGCTATCACCGATAAGAATGGGCGAATGCAACTTGAAAGCAAGAAAGATATGAAAGAACGAGGGTTACCATCTCCGAATAAAGGTGATGCATTAGCCTTGACCTTTGCGTTCAGGGTCAATAAAAAAGTGAATGTAGGGAGTAGGGTTCATGCTAACACAGAGTATGATCCGTTTAAAAGAAGATAAGGGGTGATTTAATGTGTATGAAAAATAAGATGCCTAACACACCAATGCCAGCACCAGCACCAACTGTACAAACAGATGATGCTACTACAACAACTGGTGAGGAATGGTTCGCTAAAAAGCGTAAGGGTAAACGTGGTTATGAAAGTACAATTCTATCCGCTGCACCAACAGGCACTAAGAACACATTAGGGGGTTAGATATGCAAGGTACTATTTTATCAACACTTGCTAGACAACCAACTGACAAACTACCGCAGAAGAAAGACTATAGCAAATTCAAAGCGAAGTTTAAGTCGATGTTCGATAATCGTCAGAAGTACATTTCTAGGTGGAAAGATATTCGAGATTATCAACTACCTTTCCTTGGTGTATTTGATGATGAACAAGACCAATCGAAAGTCTACACTGATAAGATTAATAATGGTGTGGCTTGGGAAAGTTGTCAAATATTCGCTAGTGGTGTAATGAGTGGCATGACACCGCCTAGCCGTAAATGGTTTAAACTCACGTTAGAGAATGTTGAATTAGCTGCTAATAGTAAAGTGGCGGAAGTATTAGACGATAGGGAACAGATACTGTATGCAGTATTTGCTAAGTCTAATTTCTATAACACAGTACATCAAACCTATATGGAGTTACCATTTGGTCAAGCACCTATGAGTATCATGCCAGATGCAAAAGTAGGTGTGCGGTTTACATCGTATCCTATTGGTACATACGCATTAGAGTGTGGCAGTAATGGTGATGTAAATACATTTGGTAGACGATACCGCATGACGGCTGACCAGCTAGTGGAAGAGTTTGGTTATGATGCTTGCCCTGATAAAGTCAAACGTGCCTATGACGATGGCAAAGGTAATGCAAGTACTTTTGTTGTGTGTTGGTTGGTAATGCCTAACAAAGACCGCAATGGAAAACTAGGCAATAAGAATATGCCTTATTCCTCTATCTATTGGGTTGAAGAGAGCAACACCGATGAAATACTAAGACATAGTGGTTTTGAAGAATGGGCGATACCTATTGCAAGACACACTACTCATGATCTAAGCGGTTATGGTAAGGGGTGTGCATGGTTCGCACAATCAGATGCACAGATGTTACAACTGCTTGAAAAAGATTTAGTAACCGCTATTGAACTTGGTATTAAACCACCTATGAGCGCTACATCTGATGTTATCGGTAGTGTGAATTTATTCCCAGGCGGTGTAACGGAAGTTGATACAGGCGGTAAAGTTGAACCGATATTCAATGTAGGAATTGATGTTGCAAACGTACAAGCTAAGATACAGTTTGTATCTGAAAGCATTAAACGTGCTTATAGTGCTGATTTATTTTTGATGTTAGATAACCTAGATGCAGGTCAAATGACCGCACGTGAGGTTATGGAACGCACGCAAGAAAAGATGCAACAATTAGGTCCTGTAGTTGAACGCTTGCAAAGTGAGTTTTTGAACCCAATCATTGAACGTACTTATGGCATCTTGGATAGAGCTGGAATATTTCCACCGATTGACGATGAAGCAGCGGAAATGCTTAATGGGTTAGATGTGAAGATTGAATACATATCACCATTAGCACAAGCACAGAAAATGTCCTCATTGGTGAATATTGAACAGTACTTTGCTTTCATTATGTCATTAGCACAGGGTAATGCTAACATCGTTCAGAAATTCAACTTTGAAGAGGCAGCCGATATTTATGGTGTAAATCTTGGTGTTCCTATTAAGGTTATTCGCTCCAATGATGAGTACCAACAAATTATGGCGCAACAACAACAAGCACAACAAGAGCAAGAAGAACAAGCACAAGCAATGCAAATGGCACAACTAGCACCTCAAATGGCTGGTGCTGCTAAACAAGCAACAGATGCGGCCAATGACGGAAACCCAGTAATGCAACAGTTAATGGGTATGGGGGTGTAGATGAAAACAAAACAAGATTATATTCGTGATCGTGATATTGATGCGTTGAACCACGTACTAAGTACTGAACTTGGTAGGTGGTTTTTTTGTAGGCTTTTAGACCGCACCGACATATTGAAACAATCGTTTACTGGTAATTCTGAAACATTCTTCAATGAGGGTAAACGGAAAGTAGGTTTAACTTACATGAATATGCTAGGTCAAATTGGCGATGGTGTAGAGGGTGTAAAGAAATATCATCAAGCACAATTGGAATATATCGAACAACAAAAACTATTTGAGGCATTAATAGAGAAAGGTGAATAAACCACATGGCAGAAGAATTAGAACAAGGCACGAATATTGACACAGGTAGTGCGGAAAGTGGTACACCACAAGAACAAAACACGAATGATAGCGGTACATTACTAGGTGGCAACCCTGATGGTGCTAACCAAGAGGAACAACAAAGCATACCTGAACCAATCAAATATGATTTTGCACCAGCTTTTGAGGGTGGTGTAGTTGATGAAAATATCGCTAATGAGTTTTCTAAATTGCTTAATGGTGTAGGCGCAACACAAGAACAAGCAGTAGAGATGGCTAAATTTGGTGAAAAGTATGCTACAGACCTTGTAACCGCTTACGAAACTAAAAGGCAAGAGGCTTTAGTAGAACAATACGAAAGTTACAGAGAAAACGCACAACAAGTATTAGGGAATAAGTTTGACGAAACTGTTGCTAAAGCAGGTGCAGGTGTAGAAGTAGTTGAAAAATCTATTCCAAACATTCGTGAAATTTTAGCCGAAAACGGCTTAGGTAATCGTGTGGAGTTAATTCAGTTGTTTGCAACGATTGCTGGCATGGCTAGTGAAGATAGCAATACAAGTAATAGCAAGCCAGCTACAGAAATAACAACTGAACAAGAATTAGCAAATCGAATTTATAAGGATATGTAAAAGGAGATTAATTAATGGCAATCGGAACTATGAACCCAACTATTTTAGACGTTGCAAAACGTATGACAGGTGATGGTAATCTTGACAAAATTGTTGAAATGATGAACCAAACAAACGAAATTTTAACAGATATGACTATGCTAGAGGGTAACTTACCTACTGGTAATGTATCTACAGTACGAACTGGCTTACCTAAAGTTGCATGGCGTGTGTTTAATGATGGTGTAGAACCTAGTAAATCTGCAACTGCACAAGCTACTGACACTTGCGGTATGCTAGAAGCGTATGCAGTTGTTGACCGTGAATTGGCAAAGATTGCTAACAACGCAAAAGAATTCCGTTTACAAGAAGATCGTGCATTCCTAGAAGCAATGAACCAAGAAATGGCATCTACTTTATTCTATGGTTCTAAAGCAATGCCTGAAAAATTTGTTGGTTTGACACCGCGTTATTCTGATAAAACTGCTAAAAGTGGTGAAAATATTATTGATGCTGGCGGTACTGGTGCGAACTTAACATCTATTTGGCTTGTGGTATGGAGTCCTAATACAGTACATGGTATTTATCCAAAAGGTTCTAAAGCTGGCTTTGAAATGGAAGATGATGGTGTTGTTGATGTAACAACAAAAGAGGGTAAAAAGTACAAAGCATACCAAACACACTACCAATGGAAAAACGGCTTAACTGTTCGTGATTGGAGATATGTGGTTCGCATTGCGAATATTGATGTTACTAAACTTAAAAAAGATGCATCCGCAGGTGCTGATTTAATCGACCTAATGATTGATGCAGAAGAAAAAGTACCTAACTTAGGTATGGGTAGACCAGTTTGGTATATGAATAAAACTGTTCGTGGTTTCTTGCGTAAACAACTTAACGAGGGGCATAAATATCAAACTGCAGCTGGTGAAGAACCAGGTAAAATTACAGTCGATTTCAATGGCACACCAGTTAGACGAACTGATGCATTGATCATTGGTGAACAACAAGTACAATAATTTAAGGGGGTAACTACTTATGATGTTAGATAAAGATAATATGTTTTTCTTCCGAAAAGACATTACTACAAATACAAATTCCGATGTTGTTTATAATGGTGGCGCTGGAAATGCATATGTTGCACCTTGGCTTGTTATTCGCCTTGAAAAAGATGTAACTGGTACACCTTTATTCAATGTGTATACATCTGATAAGGAAAATATGGCAAATGCTGTTTTACTTCATGGTATTACGTTGCCTGCAAATTCTAAAGCAGGTACAGAGGTTGTTACACGTTTAGGTCAAGGTGCAAAAGAGTATATCAGAATTAACGCCAATAATATGACTGCTGGCGCTATTTCTGCATTCTTGGTGTTTGATGCGAATACAATCTAATGGGGGTAACTATGTTAGTAACAACTAAAAAGAGAATTTACTTATGCGATTTTGGTGTTATTGATGAGGGTGTAGAAATTGATGTTTCTACAGAAATCATTGAACAGTTTGGTCATGAAACTTTTGAGGGTATTCCAGTTGAGGAACCAACTGTAGAACCTACAGAAGAAATTGTAGAACCTACAGAAGAAACTGTAGAACCTACACCAAAGAAACGTGGTAAAAAAGCGGAAGAAACTGCTGAATAATTGAACGAGGGGTGCTTATGCATCCCTCTTTTTTTATAGAAAGGTGGAACTATGACACCTACTGATATTTGCAATCAAGCGTTATCGCTTATCAATGCAGGTCGCATCCGTTCTATGACGGAAGAAACAGAACCTGCTAGACAATGCAGATTGCATTATGATCTAACACGTAGAGTATTGTTAGAACAGTTTGAATGGAACTTTGCACGTAAGCGTGAACGAGCGGTGTTATCTGAACATAAGATTGATGGTTGGGGTTATGTGTATGCATACCCTGAAAAGTGTGTTCGCATCCTTGCGGTAATTCCACAGGGTGAACGATACCGAGCGGAAAAGCAACGTGAATATGATGTTTATTTGACTGATAACAATACAAAGTACATCGTATCTGATGTACCATTGATGCATATTGATTATGTGTATGATATTACCGATGCTGATGTAATGAACCCTATATTCGTTAAAGCGTTAGTGTGTAAGATGGCATCTGATTTAGCTATGCCATTAACTGGCAATAGCGGTTTGTTTGACCAGTCCTATAAACTGTATCAAGCAGCATTACAAGAGGCAAAATCTATGAGTGCTAAAGAGCGTAGACTAGATATGCCTTATACTTCCAATTATGTAAAAGCAAGGAGTTGGTGATATGCAACCTATGTATATCGGACAAGTCGCATTTACTACTGGTGAGGTATCGCCTGACGTATCTAGTCGATTTGACTTAGAACAATATAAAAGTGCATTATTACTTGCTGAAAATGCGGTGATTAGACCTTATGGAGCGGTAGCACGTAGGCAAGGTTCACAGTTTATCGGTTACGCTAAATACCATGATAAGCCTGTTAGACTGTTTGAATTTACTACAAACAAGAACCAATCATTCATGCTTGAATTTGGTGATAGATACGTTAGAGTGTGGAGAAATGGTGTATATACCAATGTTGAAGTAGAAACACCATTTGAAGCGGACATTGTAGGTGAATTAAACTGCATCCAAAGTGGCGATGTAATGTTCATTTGTAGTGGTAAGTACCCTATTCAAACGCTATCACGATATAGTGATACTGACTGGCGAATGAGTGCGTACAAATTAACCGAGCAACCTTACGATGATATTAATACCGATAATGGGCATACATTGACTGTTAGCGGTGATACAATCACATCGACTAAAGATCTATTTACATCTGATATGGTAGGTAGTGTTATTCAGATTGCTTATTATGTTGAAGCGGTGCATACTAAATCAGCTGGCGAAGTAGTCGAAAAGAGAGTGCATAGAGGTTTATTACCTCTACTTATAGAAAAGACCTACAATAACATCAATTATAATGTTGAAAACTACAGTACCGATACAGAACTATCATGGAAATTCACCACTCATGGCACGTGGGAGGGAACAGTAAAAATACAGATTTCTAACAACGACGGACAGACTTGGAAAGACTACAGAACGTACACATCCAAGAATGACTACAACGTAACTGATACAGGTAAGATAGAGGCTGGAGCAAGGCTTAAATATATCTCCGATATTAAAGGTGGTTCTGTAAATTGCGACTTATCCATTATGCCGTTCACTCAATATGGTGTAGTTGAGATTAAAAGCGTAACCGATGCTAAGAATGCAAAGGTTAATGTTCTGAATGGTATTAAAGAGGGTGAACCTAGTTACCAATGGAAATTGGGGAGTTGGAATAGAGGCAGAGGTTATCCTAAACTTTGTACATTCTATCAAGACCGATTTGTGGTGGCTGCTACTGATAGCAAGCCTAACTTCATCTGGTTTAGTCGAACTGGTGATTATCCTAACTTTGGGGTTGAAAAAGCAGGCGGTACGATTACAGATGATAGCGCAATCACATTGCCAGTAATTAACCGCAAGATGTATGAGATTAGGCATCTAGTACCAGCCAATGACTTAATTGTTTTAACTAGCGGTAATGAATGGATAATAGATGGTAGCAAGACTATTACACCTACTAACTGTTATTTGAAAACACAAACACAACGTGGTGCATTGAAATGTGAACCGCAATTCATCGGTAATAGATGCGTATTCGTTCAAGAGCGTGGCGGTACTGTTCGTGATATGGGTTACTCTTATGAGAGCGACAACTACACAGGGCAAGACCTTACATTGTTTGTTAAAACATTGGTTAAAGGTCATGTAGCAATTACAAGTGCATATGCACAAGACCCAGACTCTATCATCTACTATGTAAGAGATGATGGACAACTTAACTGTTTAACCTATATACCAGAACAAAAGGTGTATGGGTGGTCGCACTTTGTTACGAATGGTAAATACAGATATGTAGAAAACGTGGCAGAGGGCGAACAAGACACAATCTACTTTGTAGTAGATCGTGTTATCAACAATAAAAATGTTAAATGTATTGAACGTAGTATTCCGTTGTACACAGAGGATAACTCCGATGTATTCCTAGATTGCTATGTTAAAGTGGCCAATTCGATTAAGACTGATTACATCAACACACCTCATTTAGTAGGGGAAATGGTGGACATAGTAGTTGATGGACAACAAATGCCATCTAGGGAAGTACCACCTACAGGTGTTATTAAATTAGATGGTAAAGCGAATGTAATTACTGTTGGTTTACCTTATACTACTAAAATCAAAATACCTAGCGTGGAGCAACAAATAAACGATGGCACATTGCAATGTAGATTGATTACTATGTCACGAGTTGCGTTGCGGTTATATCGTTCATATGGTGGTAGCGTAGGTAGAACATTTGATGATGTTGATGATTTAATCTTAAAACCTAAAACGCTATTTACTGGTGATATTGTAATTGTGTTACCTAAGATAGCAACTAGCGTTAATACAAATACAGAAATCTGTATAAAACACTCAAAACCTTTCCCATTTAACCTATTAGCGGTAACAAGAGAGGTAGAAATTGGTGGTGGTTTCCCAAATGTTCATGGAATGTAAAATTAGCCGTTCTAATCACGTTTCGTTAATTCGTGAGTTATATATCAACTTACGAGAGATAGATGCCTTAGAGGTTAAATATATCAATCGAAAAAATTCAAACTATAGCGAAAATGACTTTGTGAACGATATTCTTGGGGAAGATTATCAAAGTCGCATTGTTATTGATAATAACAAGCCATTGTGTGTGTATGGTGTATCAAACACATCATTAAATGGGATGCATTGCATTTACTTTTTGGGGAGTAAAGATTTTGAACGTAGTTTAACACTACAAAAACAATTTTTGAGAGTTAGTAGAAATATCATTGGGGAATGGCTACAAACTAGGGAATGTTTGTTTAATTACATACACAAAGAAAATTACCGCACCATTAGATGGATAAAGTCATTAGGTGCGGTTATTCATTACGATATTAACGATGGGGATATGGTTTTATTCACATTGAGAAAGGGGGATGCGAATGTGTAACCCTATTGCATTAACTGCAGCGAGTATGGTTGGTACGTTGTTTACGCAACACCAACAGGGTAAGGCGCAAGCTGCAATGTATAACCAACAAGCAAGGGTGGCAGAGGCTAATGCACGCATAAGCGATCGCAAGCAAGAACAAATAGCAGACCAAGCCTTGCAAGAACGAGATAAAATGTCCGATAAGATGCGACTTATCCAAGGGCAGAACGTAGCGGAAACTGGTGCAAGCGGTTTAACCATGAGCGGTACACCATTACAGTTAATGGCTAGTAGCTATGACGAATACAATAAAGATATTCAGAATTGGGAAACTAACAAGAATAACAGTATCTACAATGAATATCTTAATGGTATGAACTACCGCAACGAGGCAAGCACCGCACGAGCAGCAGCAAGTAATGCTAAATCACAAACTAGAATGGCTATGCTAGGAACGATATTGAGTGGTGCATCTAGTATCTATGGTTTGAAAAGTCAGTATGCAAGCAAGAATGTTGGTAGCGGTAATAACTATTACGCACCATCTAGTGATGCACTAGCGGCTGCTGGTATGCCTAAGATGAAATTCGTAACCAAAGGTGCTATTAGAAATAATAGGTGGGGTATCTAATGAAGTTAATAGGCTATGATAGTAACCAACGCTTAAACACAATTAATGGTAGTGTACAAGCTAACATAAATGAAATGGCTTATGGTGGTAACACACAAGGCATGGATAACCTCACAAAAGCCATTGGTGATTTAGGCAACACAATGTTGACAATACAAAAGCAAAAAGAAATGACCGATGTTGTGAATGCAACGAATGAATACAACGCCATGATGAATGATTGGTTATATAACCCTGATAATGGTGCTATGAACCGAAAGGGAGAAAATGCCTTGACTATTCCGCTTGATTATCAAAACCAAGAGAAACGAGCAAGGCAACTTATAACCGAAAAGTATGGTTTTAAATTCAATGATGCAGTCAATGCTTTCAATAAAGTTGCAGATAATGATATGACCAATACAACAAACACAATCAATAAGTTTGTACGTGGTCAATTTGAAGATAGTGCTATGAAAGCACTAGATATGAATGTACAAAACATATCTAATAATGCGGTGGTAAATGCTAGTCCAGATGCATTCGATGATGCTATGAAACAAGTAAGCGGTAGCGTGGCAGCACAGTTATCTAACCTTGGATATGATGATAACACCATCAGATTACAAGTGAAGAAAGCACAACAAAACATTGCCACAACCATGATTGAAAAGAAAATGGCTGATGATGATTTAGATGGTGCAAATAAGATTATCAATCAAGTTGCCATGTCAGGCTTGATTGATGAAGAAAAAATCATGGGTTATCGTCAAAAAGTGCGTAATGCATCAATGGTATTAGCTACATCAGATGATAGTGCGATTGATAATGTCATTGGTGAGTTTGACCCAAACGATCCTGACTTACTAACTAAAGTTACTGACAAGTTGTATACAAGTGGCTTTGGTAAAGTAGCTGGAACTGGCGGTGGTAATGCTAGTGTACAAGACTTAATGAATGCTGTTATGGGTCAAGAAAGTGCTGGAGATGCTGGTGCGGTTAATGGTCGAACTGGTGCGTATGGTTTATTTCAAATCTTACCGAGTAATTGGCCTGAATGGAGTGAACAAGCTGGCATTGCTGGTGCTGATATGTCAGACCCAGAAGCACAAAAGAAAGTAGCTGCATTTAAACTTGGTGAATACGCAAAAGAGTATGGTGTAGAGGGTGCATTTGCTGCTTGGTACGCTGGACCAGTTAATGGGGCTAGATGGAGAGATGGTGCACCTGATGCGATAGATAGTGATGGTAACCATTACTCATGGGATGCACCACAAGGTAAAGGTGATGAGCCTAGTGTTCGTCAGTATATCCAAGAAGTAAAAGCAAAATTATTTGGTGGTGAAACCGCTAGAGAGGAAACGCCAGCAGAGGCACAAAAGCGAAAAGAAATTATTCAACGCAATGTAGCAACACGATTACAAGTTATGGCTAAACGTAAAGCACAAATACTTGAAAATCAAAAGGTAGAGATTGAGCAACGTGTAGCAGCAGCGGTAAGGAATGGTGCGACTGATGTTGAAGTGTTGAAGATGCGACAAGATTATGCAGAAACACATCCTGAATACCAAAGAGCTATGCAAGGGCAGTTAAATCAAGCCCAGATTTCTGTAAATAAAGCAGCTGCAAAAGCACTACAAGCAAAAGAGGTTAATGTATTAGCAGTTAAAACCGCAATCGCAAATGGTCAATTCAAAAGTATGGATGATTTAAATAACTTCATGGGGCAAATGGGCGTGTACTTTACACCGCCACAATTAGCACAAATCAACCATGACTTTGATGAATATTCAAATGGTACTGGAAAGTATTCTCCTGAAATGTCAGGGATGAAAAGTAGCATAGAAAATTTAGCAGGTAGAAAAATAGATGGTGTTGAATGGCAAGGTGTATCAACCGCAGTTTATCCTAAGGTACAAGAATTTAGGGAAAAACACGGCTATGATCCATCACCAGCACAAATAGCACAATGGGGTGCTGATGCGGTAGCAGAACAAACAATCGCATCTACAGAAACTGGCAAATATTGGGGTGTAGGTAAGTTAGCAAATACCTTTGGTGGTAAAGGCGCTGCATTATCTTACACGAATGCACAATTAGCATCACAAGGTATGTATGGTTTATATAACACAACTGGTGCAGATGGTCAGCCATACTACGTTTATAAAGATGCTAGGGGCGAAGAATACACCATTACACCAGAACAATTAGCTGAAAGGTTAGGTCAATAATGAATAAGATTACACCTGAACAAGCGACAAAGGGTACATTTGGAATTAAATCTAATGCAAATGTAAGTTTTGTTGGCGGTGTTCAACAAGAAGTAACAGACAATTCATATAGTAAAGCTGTAGGTAACGCAGTTAGTGGCATTAGTGATTGGGTAACGAAAGACCCATCAACCGCTACAGTCGATGTAAATGCAATGAACGCATTAACACAAACTGATGTTACACCGCAACAAAGCGAAAATTTTGTAAATAAAGCTGGTGAAATCTTACAACCTGTAATGCATCGTGCAGAGCAAATCTACTTATGGAATAAAGCAGATTGGGCGCAATCAGCACAAGATAGCGGTGATGCACTAGGTATCAGTCCTGATATTATCATGGCTAGTGGTCAAGAGGGTATCAGACGAGCAGAGGCAGCAGCCGCACAAATCAATCGTGGTAAAACTATTAATGAAGTGTATGAGTTGTACCCTGAATTAGTTGGTATTAATTATAAGAACTCCGCAGAGGCTATAACCACATTACAAAACCTACAATCTGTAAAAGATACACATGGGGTATGGGATAGCATCCAACAAAACACATGGGCAATTAATGACCAAATCAAATTAGGTAAAGTTGGTATGGAGTTATCAACCGCTACTGATCCTCAACGCATTCAAGAACTTAATGACGAGGTAGAACGCTTACAATCTAACTTATCTAAATATCGTAAGTCAGATGATAACAACGTATTAGAAAATGTAGTTGGTGCTACTGCTAGTCAAGTATATATGATGGCTGCACACGCTATCATGGGTTCTAATCGTGCTGCAGAGGGGATGGCATTAGGTGCAGCGGCTGGTGCTGCTGCTACTGCACCATTTGGCGGTGAGGGTGCTATTCCAGCTGCATTGGTTGGTTTGAATACTGGTGTACAAGTTGGCATGGCTGAACAGATGTATCAAATGTCATTTGGTAACAAGTATCTTGAACTCATTCAAAAACGAGATGCAAATGGCAATCAAGTATATACCAATGAAGAGGCTAGAAAGTATGCTATGTCATACGCTGCTATTGATGCTGGTATTGAGTTTGTAGCCACTAAGGCTATCGGTAAGGGTATAAATAATATTGCACCTAAATCAGCATTAGCAAAAGTAGTTACAAATGGTACTACTGATGTTGCAGCTACATTTAATAGAGGCATTGGAACAACTGTTGCACAAATGGCTAAAAACTCTATTAAAGCTGGTGTACCTGAACTATTTGAAGAGGGTTTGCAAGATGTAAACGAAAAGGTACAACATAACCTAACACGTAAGGATAATGACCCAGAGGGGTATTATAGCGTAGGCGATATTGCTATAGGTTCGCTAGATGCAATGAAACAAGCATTGCCAGCGGTAATAGGTTTTGGTGCTATCGGTGGTGCAGTAGGTGGTGTACGTACTGCAAAGGCTTTCCGTGATTTTCAAAAATTGACACCAGAACAACAACAAGCAGCTATCATCGCCGAGCAAAATCGCAATGGTGCAGTCATTATGGATAATGTTCGTAAAGATAGTGCTACCAATAAAATTGCAAAAGAAAACCCTGAACTATACGGAAAAATCGTACAAGCACAGGGCGATAAGGTTGGAGTATCAACTCAATATGTAGATGTAGCGGAATTAGTACAATCTGAAAACGGACAACTTGCAATTCGTGATATGGTGGATAACGGCTTGGTAACACAAGAGGAAGTCAAAGCAGCTATTGAGGCGGATGCACCTGTTGAAATTCCTATCGGTAGTTACGCCCAAGTATCTATGAACCTATCAGATGAAACAGTAGAGGCTTTAAAACAAACCTCTTACTTTACTAGAGGTGGTATGTCATTAGCCACATTAGAACGTGCAAAACAAGAAGTAGATGTAGCTAAATCTGTATTGAAAGATGATGCATCTAAACGTGCTGAACGTATCAAGGATGATATTATCCGTAATGAATTTGAGGGTGCATCTGATATAGATCGTGAAGTACTTAATCAAGTATTGGCAGACCCTACCAACATTAAACGTAACTTCAATAACTTATTGCATACCTTGAAAGAGCAATACAGAGAAACCTATGCAAGCGACTTTGACAATGCAGATAAATCTATCAATGATGTGGTAAGTACTGGTATTGAACCTCAATGGCTAACTGATTATAAAGCTAACAATGGCGGTAAAGTACCACGTACTAATGCAGAACGTAGACGAGCAGCATATGAGTATAGCCGAGCGACTACAACTGCAAGCCTTGATGGTAACGCTGATGCACTAGCACAATCTGATGCACACTATGCAGATATGGAACATATGTTAATGCAAATCGAAAGTTTAGAGGCTATGAAAGATAAAGTCTTTGAATTGGCGAATAATGACATAGCGTTACGAATGCAATTGTCAAAAAGCGGATATGATGTGTACAACGAAGTAGTTAAAGCTATTAGTGAAAGCACAAATAGAAAACAACGTGAAGCTGCAAAAGCAAATGCATTATTGATGGCACAACACGCTGATATAATGGCACAATATATGCGACAAATGGGTAAAGGCGGTTATACCGCTATGGACTATTTGCGTGATAGCGTGCGTATCAACATGAATGCTATCTTTAATGGTGAAGATGGCTATG